CAATTTTTTGACATCGGGTACACTTAGTTTATCAGGACTAGCAAGCACAAAATGCTCGTAGTCGTTTTCCATTGCGAATGTTCGCATTTTACCTGCTGACATACCCTCAGCATTATCAGCGTCAGGATCTCTATCACCTCCAGAGACAACCTGCAACTTAACACCAATATCCTTATCCTTGTCAGGATGTCCCGAGTACTTCTTAAACATCGTAGTGTACTGAGGGACTCGATCTGATCCTGCTATAAAATAAACGTGAGTATAACCTTCGTCACGCAGTTTATAGACTACATCAAAAGGATTATTGACGGTGTCGTTTTTAATGATGTCACGTCCAAATGCCTTTTGACAGATCTTGACTTTAGTTCTATAGTCAAGAGGATCTTTTTTAGAATTTTGAGTGTGAGAAAGAAAAACCATTGGCGTGCCTGAGTTACGTTTGGCAACTCCCAACATTACATCGATCAGTTTGCTGTGACCAATGCTTGGAGGATTCAGTCTACCAAAAGTAACTACTGCTACCTTTTCGTTTTTTGCTTCTTTGATAAAACTGTTGTATGACTTCATGCGTCTACTTACAACTTCACTTTAGTAGTTGGTTTAGAACCCCAACCTTCTTGATTCTTTCTGATTTCCTCTTCCCAATATTCTTTGGAAGTTTGGACAGCAGTAGCTTGTGCCTTACGGACTGCTTGTTCCCAAGTAATCTCTTCTTTGGCCATATTTTTGCCACCAGTTCCATTATCCTTTTTGGATTTTTTGATTGCTTTATGGGTCTCAGGTTTCATAGTGACAGGATGGGTTTTTCCATCAATTTCTACTGTCTTTTCGCCCTTTGACGCAGCATGAGCAACTGCTCCCATGAAGGAATCCTTCACCTGCTTTTTTTCGGTTAGGTCTTTAACCTGCTTTAATTCTAAATTCATATTATCCTTGCGTTGGTCCGTACTTCTCAAGAAGTTCTTGGACTCGTTGTTGATTAAGAGAATCTAACTCTTCTGCTACAGGAGCAGCTGTTCTTACTTTTTTAGTGGGATTTACGTGTCCCTCAGTATCTTCGACATTTGCCTTTTGCTCAGGTTTTTTGCCCGTAATAAATTTTTCTCTATCGTCCTTGCCTTCACCATCGTCCTTATTGGTGAAGTATTTTTCTTCGTAATCAGATGTTTGTTTTGAAAGAGGATGCTCTTGTATACCGTCCTTTTGGCCAGGAGTATGACTAGACTTTTGCTCATCTACATTATTAACTACATTTCTTATTGCATGCGCAAAACTCATAAGAGGTTTCCTCTCTACGGAATTCTCTTCCCTTTGATTAGTAACTACATTTTTTATTGCGTGTTCAAGTCTCATATTTTACCAACTTTTGATTGCGTTAAAGTTCGCCATGGAAAATTCCAAGCGATCTACTATTTTGACAGCATTACCTTTCATCTTATCCACGGCAACAAAACCTTCTGGACCGGTAACCCTGAATCCTGTCTCAGTCTTGACAAAGGTATCTGTCATTTGTTTTACTTTCTCCAGTTTCTTGACAATGTAGTCTTTGGCTTGCTGAATAGCATTCATCAAATCAAACACTATTTTAAGTTTTCCTTTCGAAGATGACAGGTCTTTAATAAACTTTTTTAAGTCAGTTGTTTTAGCATCGATGGTCTTTTGGGTTTTAAGTTTACCAATTTTTTTCATCTGCTTTTCTTCTAGGTATGCCAGCAGTTCTATTGCCATTTTTGCTGTATTAGCAATTTTCTGACCTTGCCTTATCTTAGAATTCATGAATGCTTTTACATCAACCCTCAACTTTTCGTCTTTGGCGAATCGCTCAATTAATGAATGATCTATCTTTTTGCCTATCTTCCTCGCACCATCAAGCATTCCACTAAACTTTTTGCTTTCTGTAGCAGTAAACATCGCAGTACCAGATGCATCAGAATACTCAGCATCCTGAATCCATACATCTTTCGGTGCCCGCAGTTTCTTTACGGCAGGATTAAATGATGCTCGGTATTCTGCGAGTTCTCCAGATCCTGAATAATCAGTATGGAAAACTACACCGAGTTTACACCCTTTTATTTGATTGGCAAAGGGAGTGCCTTTTGGAATGGCATAGACTATAGTATTTGGTTGAAACGTAACGTAGTCTGTTCCATCTATCGTTTTATTCTCAAGATCTTCAGACGTGAACATCATATCCCCTTGGAATACGTGTCCGTCGGGTATGCCAATATCTTTCAGTTTGGCGAGAGCGATTTTGAGTTTCGGGTTTAATCCCGAATCAGAATAATGCTCGTCAACGTCCTTAACAGTCTTACATAGTTTAGGATTCTGATTGAAAATGGATTTCGTTCCTACGAAGAACACCCCATCAGCAGGATCCTTACCACAGAAGATAGCAGGACTTCCGTCCCATTTGGTAGTTATTTTTACTGAAGATTTCGAACTCCCTCTCATCATCTCTTCTAGAGCATCCAAAAACTTGAATGCTGTCGAGACTCCCTCAACACCTCCGTTAAGGACTTCGTCCTCAAGATGCTCAAGATGGAGGTTTTTGCCTTCTTTACCTTCGACAATAAACCCTGTCTCTGGAGCACGAAATGACGAAAATGCTAACATTATACCCTTTATAAAGATTTGCTCATTATTTAGGGTTACCGAACTGTTGCCACAGTAGGCACAGTAGTAACCACATTTGATGCAACAGTCATCATTTTCTGCAATACTTCTACTTTAAGTGCTGTAAGATGATAGAGTTCGGACTTGACTTCAACCGAGTTTACTTTCTGGAATCGGACAAAAACATCCGAATCATCGAGAGTGCCTCGGCGAACGTAGTCATAGGCGAGTTCGGTTGAATATGCATCAACCTCTAAGGGATCAACAAAATCGTACAGGGGATCACCTGCTGTATTGATATCTGCTTGATCTGCACAAGAGTATTCGTGGAGAATAACCTTTGCAAACTCGTGGGATAGTTCTGCTAGAACTGGGAGAGTGATCGCAACTTCTCGTCGATAGATTGGCTGAGAACAATAGAAACCAATATCTATCTTAGGTGTTTTACTATTCTTGGGGGCATAGGTAGACCCATCAAGATAACACTCGTTTGCCTCAAGACGTGAAGCGATCTTAACATTGAAGTTGGTACTGACTGAGAGAATTTCTGTGAGGTCGCGTGTTAGATTTGCCTCAACCTGTTGCCACGAAGTAGCATGATGATTTACGAAATGATCCCAGCATATATGCGCAGCATCGATCGTACCAAAGATACGATGCATTCTTTTTTCTTCGAACATAGGCCATATTAGTAATTCCAGTTACCGAATTCACGTTTGTTTGTCATTCTGTTATCAGTTCCTCTATCAAAGACAGGAGTATCATCTTTTTCCTTATCTTGTTTCGCCTTTTCACCTGGGCGATTAATGAGTGACTGATCTGCAACATCAAACAGACGCATTTTTGAACGATCGACTCCAATGACAAATTTCTTATGCAGAGACGGGTCATTGTATCGATTTTTGAGTTGCTTAATAAGAAGCAAACCTTTTTCGTCTAGTTCATCCGATGTTTGGATGCCGATGAAAAAGTCTGCCGTTGCCGGCAGCCCAAAACTTTCTGAGGTGTCTCCAAGGTCAATGTCAGACGACATGAATCCTGCACGATTCAACTGTGTCGCCGAGACGATGGGAACCTCAATCTCTACTGCAAATCCTCGTAGTTCTTCGGCAATGGACTTCACCAATTGGTAAAGATTATTGGCCATGTTCTTCATACGAGAAGATGCGCAAATGTTCAAATAATCAATGTAGATAATATCTGGTCGGATATTTCTCTTGATTTTTAATTCGTTGACAAGATGACGAAAGTGTCCGACATGCGCAGTGGCAGTCGGATATTCTTTGACAATCAAATTGCCTTTAACTGTACTACGGAGGCTCGCGATCTTTTTATCGAATACGTCGCGTGGTAACTCTCGTAATTGATGGATAGGAATGTCGAGCAAGTTTGCATCAATCCTTTCAGCGATTCGTTCCTCTGCCATCTCCATAGAGATGTAAAGAACATTTTTGCCAGCATACAAATTTGCTGCTGCACAATGACACATGAAAAGGGACTTACCAACACCTGTACCTGCCATCACTATGTTTAGTGTTTTATCTGGCAACCCACCATCAGTAATTTTGTTTAAGTAATCGAGATCAAACTCGATCTTCTTTTCCTTTGAATGATACCAGTCGAATCTTGCTTCAGAATCTTTCACATAATCATGCCCGATATTCGGATCGAAAGATACTGCTAATGCATCAGATAAGAGTTGTGGTATCGCTCCCTTATCTTCATTTGTTTTGCCATCAAAAATCTCGATGGATTTCATAATTGAATTATAGACTGCTTTGTCTTGACAGAACTGTTCAGTCTGATCACAAAGCCACTGCAGATCGGAGGCAGGATCTTCGGGTGTCAACTCATTGACTAACCCAACTGCTCCCTTAAAAACGTCCTCTGCTAAATTCTTTTTACTGAGATCAATACTCAGTGATTCTTGCGTTGGACATTTATTGTATTTATCAACAAAGGTAAACATTTCATTAAA